AGAAAGACCACAGACAATGATCTAGGGTCTTTTGTTGCGCCATCTACTGACGACGGTGCTGTCGTAGTAGCAGAAGGTGGTGTATATGGACAATATGTAGACCTCGAACAGAACAGTAAGACAGAAGGTGAGTTGGTTACTCGCTATAGAAAAATGTCAATGCAACCGGAATGTGAAAATGCTATCGATGATGTAGTAAACGAATCAATTGTTTACGATCCAGATAGCCACACAGCAGAAATCAATTTAGATGCAGTAGAAGTATCTGACGCAATCAAATCAAAAATACACGAAGAGTTTATGAACATCAAAGACCTTTTGGACTTTGAGCGTCAGGCATATGAAATATTTAGACACTGGTATATTGATGGTAGAATGTACTATCATGTTATCATAGACGAAAAAAATGTACAAGATGGTATTCAAGAATTAAGGTATATCGATCCTAGAAAAATAAGAAAGGTTAGAGAGGTCAGAAAAAAACGAAGCGGTACTGGCCCTAACACTATTCATCTAGCTCAGACCAAACAAGAATACTTTATGTACAATGACAAAGGTTTTAAAGGCGGACCTGGAACAGTCAATCCCGCTCAAGGAACTACCCAAGGTATAAAGATTGCCAAGGATAGTATCCTCCATTGTACATCTGGTCTTATGAGTGAAGATAATAAAATGGTATTATCTCATTTACATAAAGCAATAAAACCTCTAAACCAATTACGTGTTTTGGAAGATGCAACAGTCATCTATAGAATATCAAGAGCACCAGAGAGAAGAATATTCTACATAGATGTTGGAAATCTTCCGAAAGTGAAAGCAGAACAATATCTAAGAGATATGATGGCCAAGCATAAGAATAGATTAGTATACGATGCGTCCACAGGAGAACTAAGAGACGATCGTAAATTTATGACTATGTTGGAAGATTATTGGTTACCAAGAAGAGAAGGCGGTAAAGGTACAGAGATTACTACTTTACCAGCTGGACAGAACCTTGGTGAAATGGATGATGTATTATACTTTCAAAAGAAATTGTACAGAGCACTTAATGTGCCAGTGTCGAGATTAGAAGCCGAAACAGGTTTCGCAATAGGCAGAGCTTCTGAAATTAGTAGAGATGAAATTAAGTTTCAGAAGTTTATTGCTAGATTAAGATTAAAATTTAGTCAGTTATTTGAAAAGTGTTTAGAGAAACAACTTATTCTTAAAGGAGTTATTACTCCAGATGACTGGCCATCACTAAGAAGAGAAATTAGATTTGACTATGTAACAGATAGTCATTTCTCAGAACTAAAAGATTTAGAAATATTCAGAGAGCAGATATCAGCTATCAATGACGTCGATCCATACCTAGGAAAATACTTCTCACAACAGTATGTTAAGAAGAATATCCTCAAGCAAACAGATAAAGAGATCGAAGATATGCATGCAGAAATGATGATAGATGCAGAGAATGAACAAGAACAAATGGATGCTCAACAGCCGGAACAACCGGAAAATGGTGAAGAACCTATGGATCCACAGGGAAATGGATACCCAGAAGCACCGCCTGAGCAAGTGTAAGATATATAAATATACTAGGAGAATATAATGAGTGATAATGTAAGAGATATAGTTGACTTGGCATTAGACGACAAACCTAATAAAGCTGGTGATGTCTTGAATGATGTACTCGTAGATAAACTAGGAGACAAAGTACAAGATATAAAGAACCAGGTAAGCAATGAGTTGTTTGGTCAAGAACATGATCCAGACGCTGAGCCGGTTGAAGTACAACCAGAGCTAGACTTAGAGCCAGAAGTAGAAGAAGATGGTGAAGAGTATCAAGCTGATCAGGAACAAATAGAAGAACCTGATGAATCAGAGTCTGTTGAAGATGAAGGTGAAGAACTAGAAGTAGAACCCGAAACTGATGAAGGTCAGGAAGAAGAGGAAGAGGAAAATGAAATCACTGAGACAGATAGTTGAACTAAAAAAGATTGACTTAATACCAGATCCTGAGTTACAGGCTGGTAAAGTATCTAACTATGCTAATCCAAAATCAGAAGCTGAAGCAAACTTCGTTGGTAAGCATTCCGACAATGTTCAACAGCAACTACATCCTGCTTTTAAAAATGAAGAAGAGCAGGCAAGAGTATTTGCTGGCGGTGGAGTAAATAAAGATTTGACTCATGACAATGCAGGTGCAGGTCATTATAAAGATGGCATGGACGCAGAAGTATATGAGCAAGCAATACACTTAGTTAGAGAAAACTTAACAGAAGAAAACTTAGCTGCTTTTGATGAGCTAGCTCAAACTAATCCAGATGCAGCTGTAGAGTTTGCAATGGAAATAGCAAGCGAGGTAGCTGATAGTGAGTAGAATAATTAATCTAAAAGGAAGTGAGTTTACAGCACCTACAACTTTAGGTGCAGCTAACACTGCTTTGAATTCACCTTTAGTAAAAGTATATCATACTGGAGTTGTAATAGTAACAGTTGTTGATTCAGCAAATGGTGCAGTCGGAAATACAACTTTAGATGCAGGAGTACATTACATACAAAAGGCTCCATCAGATAAAATTTTTGCAAGTGCTGGACAATTTACACCAGTAGCATTTGGAGATTAACAAATGAAGCTAATATCAGAAACAACATTTGACCACATCAGACCAGTAATAACTGAGGCTAAAGATGGTAAAGGAAAAGATTACTTTATCGAAGGTATCTTTATGCAAGGTGGTATAAAAAACAGAAACGGTCGTATGTATCCAATGGAAACATTAGATAAAGAAGTAGAGAGATACAACGACACATTCGTAAAGAACAACAGAGCTTATGGCGAATTGGGACATCCAGATGGACCAACCATAAACTTAGAAAGAGTCTCCCATATGATCAAAGACCTCAGAAGAGAAGGTCAAGATTATATAGGAAAGGCAAAAGTCATGGACACACCATATGGTAAGATTGTTAAAAGTCTTATAGATGAAGGTGCATCTTTAGGTGTATCATCAAGAGGTATGGGATCCATTAGACAGACGCCTGAAGGTATCAACGAAGTGCAGGGTGATTTTCAGCTTGCGACTGCCGGTGATATCGTTGCAGATCCTTCTGCTCCTAACGCTTTTGTAAATGGAGTTATGGAGGGAGTAGAATGGATTTATGACGCTGCTTCAAATTCTTGGAAATCACAAGCTGTGATAGAAGAGATAGTGAAGACTGGCAACGTAAATGCTAGAGAATTACAGGAGAGAAAGGTAGAATTGTTTGGAAAATTCCTAAATACCCTGTAAACTAATAATTTATAAATAATATACAAACGTATACACTCAAATTAACGAGGAGAAAAAAATGGCTAATGAACTAGATAAGTTCGACAATGAAATCGAAGCTGTGGCCGAAGAGCAAGTAGAACTTGACGAGTTTAAGGCCAGCGGTGAAAATTCAGAAATCGCTGACCCTGTGGTTAAAGGAAGCAATAAAAGACCTGCTGATAAAACAGTAGGATTTACTGCACCTAATCCAGGCGGAGCGGACGTAAAATCTGGATCAGAGTCTAAAGGTGAAGACCTAATAGGATCAAAAAGTGGCAAGAAAGCTCCAGCTCGTAAGGCTGACAAGAGCGTTTCTGCTTCAATGAAGGATGCTCCTAAGGTTGCAACACCAGGACAAGGTTCAGGTGTCAAGGAAGATATCGACGCTATATTTGGCGAAGACTTATCCGAAGACCTAAGAGAAAAAGCTGAGACAGTTTTTGAAGCTGCTGTAAGTGCAAGAGTTGCTGAAATTAATGAAGCATACTCTCAAGCATTTGATGAGCAGATCTCAGAAGCAACTGAGCAACTTAAAGAAGACATGACTGGTAAACTTGATGAATACATCAATTACTTATCAGAGCAATGGCTAGAAGAGAATCAAGTTGCTATTGAGTCATCTTTAAAAGTCGAAGTTGCTGAATCTTTCATGTCTGGTCTAAAAGGATTAATAGAAGCACATAACGTGATTCTTCCTGAAGATAACGAAACAGATGTTCTATCATCTCTTGAATCAAGAGTTGAAGAACTAGAAGGAAAACTCGAAGAGGAAACTAGTGAGAAAATAGGTCTTACTAGCGCACTTATAGAGTCACAAGTACAGAACATATTTGCAGAGTCAGTTGATGGCTTAGCAGATACTCAGATTGAAAAACTCCGTGCTCTATCGGAAGGACTTGATTATGAGAACATCGAGGATTTCTCTAACAAACTAAATGTTTTGAAAGAGTCATACCTTGAAGATAAACAGGCTAAAACATCAGACTTGTCTGATGAAGACCCAGTAGAGCTTGACGAAGAAGTTAAGTCTCTTCCAGGTGGCATGGCCAAGTATGCTGACGCGATTTCGCGAACAGTTAGGAAATAATTCGTAATATATTTTAAGGGGAATTAAAATGGAATCAAACTACGAAGCACTCCAAAATAAATGGCAGCCAATTATTGAGCATACAGACTTACCTGAAATTCAGGATAGTCATAAAAAATCAGTAACTGCTGTTTGTTTGGAAAACACAGAGAGAGCAATTGCAGAAGACAAAGGTTTTTCACCTAACAATCTTTTAGCAGAGGCTCCTACAAACGCAACTGGTTCGAACATAGATAACTATGACCCAGTTTTAATTAGCTTAGTACGTAGAGCAATGCCAAACTTAGTCGCTTATGACTTAGTTGGTGTTCAGCCAATGACTGGTCCTACAGGTTTAATATTTGCTATGAGAAGCAGATATACAAACCAGTCCGGTGATGAGGCTTTCTATAACGAAGCAAACACAGAATTCTCTACAGTAGTAGCAGGTTCTGGTAACAATACCTTAGGTCAATCACAAGACGGTACTCAACCATCAGGTAACAGTACTTCTTATAACTTTGCTGAAGGTATGTCAACAGCTCAAGCTGAAACTCTTGGTGAATCTGGAAACAGTGCTTTTGCTGAAATGGCTTTCTCAATTGAGAAAATTGCTGTTACAGCTAAGTCAAGAGCTCTTAAAGCTGAGTACTCAATGGAACTTGCTCAGGATCTAAAAGCTATTCATGGCTTAGATGCTGAAACAGAACTTGCAAACATCTTATCAACAGAAATCTTAGCAGAGATTAACAGAGAGATTGTCAGAACAGTTAACTTAGTTGCTGTTACTGGTGCTCAACAAAATGTTAGCTCAGCTGGATCATTCGACTTAGACGTTGATTCAAACGGTAGATGGATGGTTGAGAAGTTCAAAGGTTTAATGTTCCAAATTGAGAGAGAAGCTAATGAGATCGCAAGAGGAACAAGAAGAGGTAAAGGTAACATCATGTTATGTTCATCCGATGTCGCTTCTGCTCTTCAAATGGCTGGCGTGTTAGATTACACACCTGCTTTAAACTCTAACAACTTACAAGTTGATGACACAGGCTCAACATTTGCTGGTGTCCTTAACGGAAGAATTAGAGTGTTCATCGATCCATACTTTGCTCCAAGTTCAGGTATTCACTACATGACTGTTGGTTACAAAGGATCAAGCGCTTTTGATGCTGGATTATTCTACTGCCCATACGTTCCACTACAAATGGTGAGAGCGGTTGGTGAGAATACATTCCAACCAAAAATTGGATTCAAAACTAGGTATGGAGTTGTTGAAAACCCATTCGCTAGAGGTACTGACGCACTTTCAAGTGCTGGTGCTCTTGATGACAACGCTAACAAATACTACAGA